CAGAAAGCAATCGATCAATATCGAGGTCCACTCCAAACAAAGCAATATGAAAGTGGGGACGTCTGGTTTGTTCACCGTACTCTCCAGAAGCTACGTAGCGGAATTTATATCCAGCCTTACGAAGACGTTTAAAAAACTTTTGCAGGTCAGCTTTAACCAGCTGGCCATGCTTGGGTAGATGATCGTCATCATATGTAAGGTTGAGCATACAAGACTTCTCGTGCATCATCTGTTCGTGGGTAATTCTTATCGCCCACTCGCGAGAATACGCTAGCCTGCACTCTATACATTGGCCACACTTAAGAGGACCATGGGTAGGATGAGACCAAAGAGAAGTACACACAAGACCTTAAAAACGTATACCGCCACGCATAGGAGCGTTGACAATGTTAGCCATTTGCGTACGGCCGACGTTATGACGAAACTGCTTAGCAGAGGTGTGTTTATGTACAGGGGATCTATGTAAAGGTTTCATTTCATTCTCCTTAGAAGTTGGTGTCAATGGGTACAGTTACATCAAGTAGCGAACTGTACCCGAGCATAGCATTATTCCGACTTAGACGTCGGTTCCGCAGCAGAAACTTTCGTTTCTGCAACGGCTTGAGGAATAGCCAAACCTAAGCGAATCGCCTCGTCAGTATTAGCAGGATCTGCAAAAAACTCGAGGAACTCTTGGGGGCTATTATTAAATCTTGCGCGGACTTTAGCGTCCATGCGCATGAAGTTGTCGTCAGCCTGGCGAACATAATTCATAGCAGTCTGGAAGTCAAAGACGCCTTCAGCGTCCATATATTGAGGCATGTTAACAGGAGTAGGTAATACTCCTGATTTCATAAAACGATCAACTATAGTATTGATATCAGAATCTTCTTTAAATTGCTGTTGCGTCAAAGAAGCATCTAAACATTTAAGACCTGCCTGATCACTGGCAAGGTCCATATCATAGTTATAAGCGGAGCGACAAAAAACGGTTTTCATAGGTAATTCCTTTAAAAAATATCGTGCCATTATCTACGAGTCAATGCACGGAAAACATCAAGAAGGCCTTTAACTTGGTTGTATTCACGACCAAGATTTCCAAGGCCAGAAGCAGCTTCTACATCATATTTACGTAATTGTTTTTCGAGACGATTTATCTCGGTTAAAACATACGTGTTATCAGTAATAGCATCAAAATTAGTAATCTGTCTAGACATTAAATCAATATTCTTTCGAATTTGATTACCTACTTCAGTTAAGTTATAACCTTGTTTGATAAGGTTTTGATACTCAACTTTAAGGTTATCAATGACTGCTTTCGCTTTGTCATTTTCAGTCTTAAGATTATTAATTTGTTGGTTAGTAAGCTCAGTTTGTGAGCCTGTTAAATACTCCGTCTGGGCACCCGTCTGCTTAGTTGTTGCAGTAGTAGAACGAATAGATTGAGGTATCTGCGCAGAAGTAGCGGCTTGAGCCGCCCCAGAAACAGGAGAAGAATAGGTTGCCATAGCACCAGAAGGGGAGCTTGCGCCCCCACCTTTAGTATACGCAAGCATAGGATTGAGGCCGGCAGCCTCCATATCCTTAACTTGACGTTGATAAGCAGTATTGGACATACGTTCTTGAAAGTCCATCTGCTGTTGTGCATTAGCTTGATTAGCGGAATTAGTTTCTTGTTGACCAAGATAACCTAAACCGCCAACAGCTAAAGTGCCCATAAGAACATCGTCAATTCCAAACATATTAGAAATGATCGATTAAGCCAGGTACAGAATACATAGGCAAAGGACGGGCAGCGTTAATATTAAAAAACGCATCAAGTAAAAGTTGCTGTCCATTAGCAGAAGCACCTACCGCCAAATTACGGGCTAGTGGAGGTGTATCTTGTATAAACGTAGAGTTCAAAGTCGGGAGACTAGTAAACTTTTGCGCATAATGCCAAGGGTCGATAGTGCCCGCAGAAGTAGACTTAAACAAACCAGTGATTTGCGACGGATTGTAACGATACTCAGCCCATCGCTCTTGATAACCAAATACGTTGGAGTCATTAGAAGAACCGTCACAGAAAATCTCCTTGTTTAAAATAGCTTGCTCACCGAGAGTAGCAAAAGCAGGAAAATAAAAATCATAACGAGTGGAACGAGACCAGAATCGTCTAATACCTTGTTGATATGTAAGATCTGCTCGAACAGAAATAAGGCCAATAACATGGCCATGCTCAACAAATGACTGAGTAAATCCATGACCTTTAGCCATATAAGTACCAAACGCTGCCAAGTTACCTTGAGGCGTTGTTGTACCTGATGCACCAGTACCTTGAGTTTGAGCAATAGGAGTAATAGAAATAGGGGTAGAACCACCGCCCAGATATTCAGGGCGTTGTAAACGCGCATCTGGCGATGCAACGCCAAAATGGCTGCGTATGATTTCGGTGTAGCGAGTACCACCTCGAGCGTCCCGCTCCAGAAGTTTCTGAATCTGAAAAGACTGTCGTAGCTGATTAATTGTCGCAGCTGTAGCAGCTGACAAATCAGCATAAAGAGGAGTATTAGGAGAACCAGGTGAACCGGATTTAATGAAAACACCGTTGGCACCGTCGATGCCACTCATGGCGCGAGCGCCATTATTAGTTTGAATCATTAAAGTTGTACCGTCGTTACCATTTGCTTTAATAGGAGCAGAAGTACCTAAAGGCAAAGTAACAGCAGTACCGCCTTTCTGAGGCCAAGGCAAGGCAGATGTGAAGTAGTCGTGTCGCTTACCGCGACGTTGAAGAGTGTAATTGGTAGAAGGAGAAGTATCAGGGCCATCGCCCTTATCGACTACTAGAGAATTCTGCAAATTCTCGTCTCTAAACCATTGGTTATAGATTAAATTGTAGGCCCTGATAGGCAGCGCAGAGTGTGAAACCGTATTACCGTTGCCAACTTGCCCTGCAGTTGGCAAGCCAAAATAGTCTTGCAGTGAACCAACTGCATAACCTCCGGCTGGTGAAACTTGTTGAGGGATAGAGTAGGAAATGCTATCGGCAGGATTATCCTGCTCCCCCATAAATTTAACCCAATTGTTCCAAACCAAACGATTAGGAACAAAGAAGAAGAATGAGTCCAGATGGAGATTATCCATAACTGGGAAAAGTGGAGTCGCGAGTCTACCAAACATCGTAACATTAACATTAAACGTGTCACCTGGTAGTACCTCCTCACACATTATAGGAACTAGATAACCACTGTCAAAAGTGGTTTTTAGCGTTTTCTGCATAGAAAACTTAGAACGCGGAATATCCGCTTTAGGAACCATAGCAAAGCTATGAGAAGAGGCAGATTTATTGGAAAACATTAAATATCCTTAATAAAAAAAGCACCCCCGAAGGGGTGCAAGGGTCAAAGTGAACTTTGGACAACGTCCTTACCACGGACGAGAACTGTTGGAGCACCTTCACGAATGAATGCACCGTTTGAGTCATCAAACTGACCCAACAAATACAAATCAAAATCGTCAGGATGCTTATTCAATGGATTATCAGCATTAACTCGATTAACCTCGTCAGTGAAGTCGCGCACAGCGACATTACGATGAGGAACAAAAAAGGGACGGTTAAAAACCTCAGCAGCCCTATCTTTAACAGAAACTATAAATTGCAACATATATGACCTTTAAATTGTACGTTTTGATAAATTAACTCTAGATTCGCTAACAAATTGTCTTGCGATCTTTCGAACAGGAAGATTTTCGTATCGTTTCTGCTCTACTTCCAAATCGGCTCTCGCCGAAGAGCGAAACTGCATATCTAAACTCAAATCATGACCCAACTCCTTTAATAAAGTTTTATAGTACCTAGGGACTGGCGCCCTAGACCCTTGTGCGGTTATGACACTTCCAGTCGGAAAAACATCCGACATAAAGTAGTCATTGAACCACCCCTTACTAATGCCTTTCGACATTATTAAGAACTCTGGATTAGGAAATGTTATTTCCCCATCCAATTGGTTGATGTGTAGTGGCAAAGGTGATAACTTATCTGAAGCTTTAATTTTCTTAAGTATATACCTAGCAATGTAAGCAGCGGACTCAAAATTAAGTGTTCCAATTAAGTGATTTCCCTGATGCCAATGTCTTGAAACAGTCTTAGATGTATAAGTACTGTCGCCATTAGAACTACCAAACCGAACCCGATCATGGTCAAAGTCTTGACCAAAAAGAGCGATATGAAAATGGGGACGCCTACTAGCGTCGCCATACTCACCAGAGGCAACATATCGAAAACGATGCCCAGCCTTACGCAAACGTTTAAAAAACTTTTGCAAATCAGCCTTAACAAGCTGTCCATGCAAAGGTAAATGATCATCATCATATGTAAGGTTGAGCATACAGGATCTCTCGTGCATCATCTGCTCGTGGGTAATCCTTATAGCCCACTCTCTCGAATACGCAAGACGGCACTCTATACACTGACCGCATTTCAGCGGACCGTGAGTAGGATGCGTCCATAAAGCAGTACACACGTTAGAAACGTATACCACCACGCATAGGAGCGTTGACAATATTTGTCAGTTTGGTTTTGCCAACATTAGATTTAAATTGTTTAGCAGAACTGTTTTTATTTACAGAAGATCGGTACAAAGGTTTCATTTCATTCTCCCTAGAAGTTGGTGTCAATAGGTACAGTTACATCAAGTAGCGAACTGTACCATCATTCCGACTTGGACGTCGGTTCCGCAGCTGAAACTTGCGTTTCAGCAACGGCTTTAGGAATAGCCAATCCCAAGCGAATCGCCTCTTCAGTATTTTCAGCATTGCTGAAAAACTCGAGGAACTCTTGGGGGCTATTATTAAATCAGGCGCGGGTTTTAGCGTCCATACGCATAAAATTCTCATCGGCAGCCCTGACCGCATTCATAGCGGTCTGG